TTGTAGATGACTCATCCGGTACTACAGAGTCTTTTACCAATACAACAGCCTATACATACTTTGCTTTTATTGTTACTCATATAAATACAAACAATGGCAAATGGAACTTGTCACGTCTTTTATTCAATTATACTGGTTCGGGACCAACTGAAAAATTCCTTAAAAGTTCATCCGCGGGTGTATCGTGGGACGATACTATATCCGGAGATGGTTTGGGGCTCACGGCACTTAATGCTAGTAATGTCAGTACCGGAACACTTGTTACTACACATGGTGGTACGGGTTTAGCTACAGTAGCAGAAAACGATCTGTTATTAGGTCCAGCATCTGGAACTGCTTTGACTAAACTTGCGGCTTACGTACCAACAGCTAGTATTACGGCTCCAGCAAATATGTCCGCTAACTCGTCGGGTGGAAATACCGCATCTTCGGGTAATAGTTCAGCCGATACATGGAAGGCGTTTGATGGAAGTGATAGTACCAGCTACCAATCTACACTGTGGTGTCATACGGGGTCAGGAGGATATGGTGGAAGTAATTCTTTAGGTGGTATAAATGGAGAATGGATAAAAATCCAACTCTCGAGTGCTATCACACCGACATCGGTATTTATAAAAGGACCTGCTCCAGCCGGACAAGACGGTCTTCCTGCTATATGGCGTATTCTAGGAAGTAACGACGATACAAGTTGGACACAATTACACTCTTCTACAACACATGTAACATCATCTGGCATTACAGAGTCTTTTACCAATACAACAGCATATTCATACCTTGCTATTGTTGTTCCCGGTGTAATACCAGGTTCAGGGAACCACTGGAGATTGTCGCGTCTTTCATTTACACAACCAGCAAGTGTATCTGAAAAATTCCTTAAAAGTTCATCCGCGGGTATATCGTGGGATGAAGTTTCTTCGACTTTACAGACTATTACAGATGGAGGTGCAACGACAACACAAACAGTCGCGTTTAATAACACGACCACGGGTTTAACATCCGCGGGTGATATCGATATCGCAGCTACGAAAAGAATCGATTTCGCAACCGATATTATAATTGAATCGACCGCAGGTACATCTCTCAATAAAAGCCCCCTAAAAATAATTAACGCTATTGAGGTCGATCCGGACGTTGTCGGTGGAGGAACATCGTCAAAGAACGTTTTAGCAATTAATCACGCGACAGGTGAGATTTACGATTCAGGGGGACAAGGTGGTTCAACTATGGAATTTATCCACGAGGAAGGTACAGGCGTACAGGCTAACGTCAGTATTGGTCGTACAGCTTGGGGTGCGACCACAGATTCTAACCTTACAATTAACACGTACGGTTCAAATGTACTCACAATATCGGGAAATGTATCAGCCGATAATATTACGATTGGTACTCTACACGTATCTGCATCACCGTTTAATTTAGATGATGTTGCGAGTGCAAGTGCAGGTGCAAATGTAACTTCAAACGTTCTACAACTTACAGCTACGGGTAATGCGTTTGTTACAACGAATAACATTAATGTTAGTAAAGATGTACATACAGGAGGTAACGTATATTCACAAAACCTTCAACTCACAAACACACAAATTTCAACTACTTGGACTACGGGTTCGGGAACGCTCGAAATAGATTGTAAAAACAAAACGTATGGAACAGCACCCGCTGTATCAATAGATGCAGATGTTGCAATACTTAACGTAACAAACTTACCAAGTGGTGGTCAGGTCGTCGTACCCCTTGTAGCGTCAGGAGCAAATAGAAAAGTTCTAAAAACAATCACAGCTGGTATTGATTTTATCGCATTTACGGCCGATGTTTCCATAGACCAGAACAGTCACGGTCTTTTGACCGTATCCAAAATTGGTGCATCGGGTGCGGAAAAAATATACATGAATGCAATCTCATTCACAGCAGCATAATTCATTTTTTTTTCAATCTTTCATATTATACATGGGCTTAAAAATAAAAAACCTTAGTATAATATAAAATATGTCTGGAGGTATTGCTCAACTCGTTGCTGTAGGCGCCCAAGATGCGCACCTTGTCGGCCAACCCGAAGTTTCTTTTTTTAGATCTAACTATAAACGTCACACAAACTTTGCCCAAACTGTCGAAAGACAAACTATCCAGGGCAACCCATCTGCTAACGGTATGTCCACTGTTAGATTCGAACGTAAAGGTGATATGCTCGGATACGTCTATCTCGCCGATAGATCGGCTAATCACGTCGCGTGGGAAACGGCTGTTTCCAAAGTTGAACTTTTGATTGGTGGTCAAGTCATCGACACACAAGAATTTAAATTTTCCGCGCTACTTGCGCCAATTACCATGGACCAAACGGCCTCTAAATCGTCGTACGTTGCCGGTCAAGGTACATTCTACCCACTCAGGTTTTCGTTTTGCGAAAACGCCCAATCCGCACTCCCATTGGTCGCGCTCCAATACCACGATGTGGAATTGAGAATTACATGGGAACAGTCTCCACCAAGTGATGTTGAATTGTACGCTCAATTCATCCACCTCGATACGGATGAACGCACGGCTTTGTCCAGTACGCCACAAAACATGATCGTCACACAAACACAAAAAGCTGTTGCATCAGGGTCAGCTACACAAGAACTTAGCTTTAACCACCCAATCAAGTATTTGATCGCAGAAAACACCGTGAATGTTAATAAACAACTTGCTGACACCACGAAGATGAGACTTCAAATCAATGGCACGGATGTTGCTGACCCAAAGACAGTGTCCCCACACTTTACATCGGCGCCAATCTATTACCACACAGCTCACGGTGATGTTTGCACTGGTGGTGCTAATAACGATACAATCATCTTGGTTCCATTCTGTCTCGATACGTCTAAGGTCCAACCAACCGGGTCGCTCAACTTCAGTAGGCTCGATTCCGCGAGACTCGTCGTCGAAGGTGATACGTTCGAATATGATGTCTATGGCGTCAATTACAACATCCTCCGTATCGAAAACGGTATGGGTGGTTTGATGTATTCCAACTAATTTAATTTTAGCCACTTATTATAAATGTTCTGGCAATTAGTTTTTCTCTCTGCTTTCATTTTTATTATTACATACGATCCCAAATCCGGAACTTTGAATCATCTCGTCGACTCCAAACATGAACCAGCTCAAAATGCTGAATGTAAAGAAGGTCACTTCCAGGAGATTCAATTTGCTCAACAGGGATATGAGTGTCCAAAAGAAAAAGGCACACACATGGGTGCGATTATACGAACTTAAAAACATAAATTTATATTTTAATACATATAATGTTTACGTTTGATCGAGATACCGCTACAGTTGTTGCCATTCTAATCTGTATAGTAGGTTCATTATACCTATACAAAGAACTCAAAAGCACAAAAGACGAATTAAATGAAGTCAAAGGTACGAATGGACAAATAACTTCATTTTTATCGCAAATAGGACCAATTCCAGTTAACTCAGGAGCGCCTCAAATGAACGAAAATAATAGGTCAAACGAAGCCCAAGTAGAAAATGATATAGAAGAAAATCAAGAAAGCGAGGAAGAATCCTCAGAATAATCATCTCGCTTAATTATAACTTGCTAATGAGCAATGAAGAAATATAAGGCTATAGCTATACCTGTATCCTTTACAGGTTCCAAACCAAAGTTTCTGACTGTCCGGGATCGAAGATTTAAAGATTGGATTTTCGTCACCGGAGGGTGCAGGCGAAGAGAAATTCCAAATCCAATTAGGTGTGCGCTAAGAGAATTAGAGGAGGAAACACGAGGGGTTATATCTCTAAAAAAAGGTGAATATACGACTTTCAAATTTATAGTCAAAGAAAGCCCCGGTGTTGAATTAGAATACAATGTGTTCATATTTTTCGTAAATTATACACAACAAGAACAATCGGAACTCATAAAAAAGTTCAACGATGAAAAACAAAAAACTAACCTTAAAAAAATACAAAAACAACCCATTAAAAGAACATTCGATGAAAATGATTTCATGAATTTTGAAACATTAACAGAGTTTAATACCAAAAAACAGTGGGATCGAATAGTTAAAAATGTTCTTAATAACCCAGAATTCTACGCGTGTGTAACTTCAACGAATAGAAAAACCTTCTCTATTAAATAATGAAGTCAAAGGTTTATATTCTTTCTCAAATAGCAGATCTTCTCGTAGAAAGACATGGTTATACAAGAGAAAAAGCAAACAGGTATGCAGAATTACACGCAAATGATAAAGTATACGAACTACTCGTACTAAAAAAGTCTTTATCAGAAAATGAAGAATATCCAGAAGTATCAGTTAGAAAAACAATTTGGAGACATCACTATGACAGTGATTAATGAATATAAAAAAATAAAAATAATAATTGGTAAGTAACCATGTTTAAAAAATGGTGTAAGGAACAAGGGTTCTGGAATGGTTCCAATTTATCACATGTGCTCATGGACGGTGGCGTCCTTTCCGTGCCATTTGATAGATTGAATACTTTTTATGAAAAGTACGTAGAGGCTTATAATTCAGGTGAAAAAATATTTGTCGTTGAACAGAAAACAGAAAACTATAACTTTTTCGTAGATCTCGACTATAAAGACGAAGATGAAATGACATTTTCGGAAGTTGAAAGTATATGTAAAGTGATATGTGATAAGGTAAAAAAATTCGGAGGTAAAGAAGCTCTCATATCCGTAGCTGCACCAAAACCAGCTGGAGACCTTATAAAAACAGGGATTCACATTAACTGGCCCGATTTTGTAGTAGATAGATCATCTGCCTTAGCACTTAGAGAACATATCATAAACACGCTCAACTTAGCTTACGGTTCAAAGGAATGGAAAGATATTGTCGACGAATCTGTTTATGGAAGTTCATCTCGAAAAACAAAGGGAAGTGGGTTTCGTATGCCATGGTCACACAAAAAAGGTAAGCACGAAGCATGTTCCGGTCAGGGGTGCGAACAATGCAATAATACTGGAAAAGAAACACAAGGTGAATATAGACCCATTTTCATATATAGGTGCGGACCTTTCAGTATGTTAGAAGCGATTGAAGGACATATCGCGAGTGTTAAAATAATGCAAATGGCAACACTCAGAACAGAAAGAGATGACCCAGTGATTATAGAAGGAAGTAAAATAAAAAGAGAAGATGAATTTACAGCTACACAACTCAAAAACCAGTTCAAAGATCAGGAAGTTATATCAAACGTAGAACACTTCGTTAGAAAACACCTAGAAGGTCAAAGTATGGCTAAAATAACAAAAATGCATGAACATAAGGGTCAATTTCTTGTATCCACAACATCCCAATATTGCGAAAATAAAAAATGTAACCATAATTCTAATCACGTATGGTTCCTTATATCTAACGACACGATCATGCAAAAGTGTTTTTCTAATACGGATATAATGAGACATTTTGGGTTTTGTAAAGATTTTACCGGAAGAAGACATCAGTTACCATCTAAAATTACAGATAAATTAAAAAAAGAGGTTGGCAATGACGGAAAAATAAACAAGTATGTTACAAAGAAAACAAAAAAAGAAGAAGAAAATAACAACCCAGATGATGTAAAAGATATTTTATCCGAATTCATCAAAAAACATATTATTAAAGGTGAAACCGTAACCATTAAAAAAATAGAAAAAGGAAAAAAACCAAATATATACATAGTAAATACATCATATTCATGTAAAAAGTGTAACAATACTAACATATTTTTTCAAATTACAAAAAAGAAAATACAACAAAAATGTGAATGTATTTCACGCGTACACGATCTCACAGATAAAATAATCACTAAATTATAGAAGACAATGTTAGCTTTAATTTTTTTAGCACTTGTAATTTACATGGTATCTTCTTTAATTAAGGAAATACCAGATACAGAACAAATACATTCTTTAATTAAAAAATCAATCAAATATTCAGGTCTAAACAAAACTGTATACAGGGAATTTATCGCAAATATACACATGGCTTTAGAACACAGTAACGAACACATTGAATTATCGCGTAAGTTCATGAAACTCGCTCTAGTAAATCTAGACGAAATAGCACTCAGTACAGTATCAGGTGACACAAACGTAATCGAAGAATTAGGAGTGATTTCAGAACAATTAAAAATACATTTTGAAGAATTATACGTAAGAAACGAAATAAAAAGAAAAAGACGAACACTAACTGAGTAAAATACTTAAAAGAATTCTACTTTATTATCTTAAAACATGGCTATTGGTGTTAAAACTCGTTCAGGAAGAATATCAAAAGCCCCGCAGCGATTGGAATTAAATGAAGAAGTCGAAGACGATTATAAAGAAGACGAATACGATTCCGATGTAGATATACTCCAAACAGATGACGAGGATTTTTGTACGGATGACGAAGAAGATGATGATTCCGAATCTGAATACAATTCAGATGAAGATGAAAAGGGAAATCTAAAAGGTTTCGTCGTTGATGATGATGACGAAGACGAAGAATATTCCGAAGAAGACGAAGAGGAATATTCGGATGAGGAATAATGAGCTTAAAAAAATAAAATTAAAATCTATATAATGGAAGCAGAAGTTGGTACGCCGATAGAATACAACCCAGACGATTTCATTAACGAGTCAAAAGACAGAGAACAGGATACTGAACCGGAACATGATGAACAATATTATATTCCGCCTCAACACATGTATGCACCACAACAACACCACGAAAAACAAGAAAAATACGATATTTTTGCAAATTTAGATAAAACAGGGTATGTTATCATATTCGTCGCTTTTTTACTTGGTTTTTTCATGGGTAAAACCATGCAACCAGTTATACTTAGACCTGGATAGGCTTACCACGTATCCATAAATATTTAGAAGGTGTTTGCTGACCATCAAAATTACCAATATCACCGTATCTCTTTTCAGTAAAATACGCTCGACTTACAACAAGTGGATCTTTCATAATATCAGTTGCAACTTCAGATGCAGTAACAGGATCTGCTCTATCTGATTTACTTTTTCGATCTCTATACAATCGTAAAAATAAACCAATAGAAAATAGTACAATAAGAATGGTGATTATGTTCAATATAATACTCAACATACTTACAATTACATAACAAAAATAATTTAGACTTGTGCATTTTCCTTATCATCAGACGTAACTTCTTCCTCACCAGTATCCTCTTCTTCCTTAATCTGAGCTTCCGTTGAGTTTTCAACCTGAGCTTTCTTTGCTTCTTCCTCTGCTAATTTATCATCATCGGCTTTTTGCATGGCTTCGACTGAATCAAAACCACGTTCCTTAGCCTCTTTTTCAAGCGCTTCCTTAACCTCTTTTTCTCTTTTTTCCTTTCTTTCCTTTATTTCTTTTGAAACAATTTCATCCGCTTCCTTAACAAGATCTTCCATATCCGCATCTGGCTTTTCCTTTTGGAGACGTTCCAAAACTTCTGCTGGATGACTAATCGGAGCCTCGTCCGGTTTAGTATAAAATTTGGAGTTTTCATCACCGCTCTTAAAATATGTATCCGTACCCGGTGCCTTAGCCGCCATCATATCACGCTTACGCTCAGCAAACATGGCCGCAGCTTGAGCTTGGTTTTCTCTATACCCAGACATAAGCTCTTCGAGCTTTTCATCAGCATAATGCGCATCCTCAATTTGAACCGGATCTGGTGGAATTAACAACCATTTATACATATCTACGACGTAAATATCAAAGGTCGAATCTTCTTTTTGAAGACGCTTCGCATGAGAAGCAGCTTCATCTCGAGTATTAAACGCACCCCTGATTTTAATTCCGAACTTATCGTTCTTTTGTGGCGCTTCTGGTCCTACAATAGAAAGACATGCAAATAATTGACCTGGTACTGTTGTATAATCTTGTTCAAGTGACATTTTTATATATTTCACATGTTTCTTTTTTTTAAGCCGTTTATCTAACATGCCCATGTACAAGAACCTCTACCGTCGAAGAACCCGGGTTTTTTGAATGGATAGCGCGTCTTACCGAAACATCTTCAATCTTGTAATCTTTAAAACTACTGGTTACAATATAGACTTTTGCATTAGACATGACGAAATCAATATCAGACCGTTTTAATAAATTAAATAAATCTTCATGATCACTTATATCAAATCCATCTCGCATATACCCTACAAAACTTCGAACACTTTCAGGTGCATACGGAGGATCCGCATATATAAAATCACCATCGTTTATAGTTTGTGCAAATGCGGCCCTAAAATCACACCATCTAAAAACCACATTTTTTATAAGATCTTGCATTTTTACTAATTCTTCTAACGGCATTACTAAAGGTGTAGTTTTATAGTGTCCATAAGGTACATTAAACCCATTATGTCCCTCTCTATACAAACCCCTAAAACACGTTTTGTTTAGAAAAATCAATGTCGCGGCATGTACAGGTGTATTAGGTATCAAATCATTATACGTTTTACGTACCCAATAATAATAACTTTCTTTCGATGTTAGACCTTCTTCTTCAGTTTCAGGTTTACGGTTTACTTCCGTACCGGTACGTGTATCATATGTGGTAAAAAGTTCATTTAAATGGTCGTGTATTTCCTTTGGATTCGTTTGGATTTGTCTATACATGTTTATTAATTTTTGATTTTTATCGTGTGCATATACTTTACCTTTCACGGTAATATCTTTACTCTCGAGTAAACCAAATAGAACACTACCACCACCAACGAATAATTCGTGATAATTTTCTATTTCCCGTGGAAAAGTTTTCAAAACTTTATCTAAAATCTGAGTCTTTCCTCCGACCCACTTAATTATAGGTTTCATTTATAAATATCTAGATCCTTCGTTTTAACCTAATATTATTGGTTTATATTTCAGATGTATATTAATAATGTTATCCGTCTCACTACATGGTCGAAGATGAACGTCCATTAACTGCATTCCACCTTTATTAAAAACATGTTCTTTTTCTGTAACAATAGTGTGTTCACCCGAGTTTTTATCGATAACAGTCCATTTAGAACCGGGTAATAGTGTAATATTTTTAACTTCAATACGTTTAACTCTTTCATCTTCTGGACCATCTATATAATTCACTGGAACTTTAATCTCATCTCTAGGTTGTTGCTTAATATGTAATGTTTGTTCTGCAAGTATATTACCACCACCTTTTTCACACTTATCATACATTACAATAGCAGTATCAACATCAGCCAAATCACCTACAGGTTTCTCAACTTCCTCAACTTCCTCAACTTCCACTTTTCGTTCTACCACGACATTTTCGCGAACATCTTTAACAGCTCTAGCCGCACCAGATACAACTCGTCCTGCTAAATACACACTTGAAGACCATGAACAACATGACAGTAAACATGATAGTAAGAAACCAAGTAATATTCCCATTATTGGTTCTGGTATAGTAGATTTACCCATTTTATATAATATTAACAATTTTTTTATTTTTTTTATAACTTTTTCTAAAACTCATATTATAAAACGATCACCCG